AGCCTTTCATGCACGGTTTTCGCACTGGAGCCTTGAAGAAGCAAACGCCGAGCTGAAGCAAGACGAGTTCAAAGGCATGATGCTGCTGGAAGAAGGACGAATTGAGTTCCAGGGAATCCAGGTAGCACCTGAGGGTAAAAATTTCTTACGAGCCTGTGCCATGGACTTAGTGATTGCTGATTGCGAAGAGGCTTTCACCAAGGAGCCGAACACTTATGCTGCTGCGACACTGGTCGCGCTGGTTCATGCACGCATTGACGCGGGGGTTCTTGAAGAAGGTGAAGCCAAGTCCCTAGTAAAGCTGGTCGATGATTATCTCCAGCCCGCCACCGTGGACAAGCTCAGAGATGTCGCACGCAGATTTCAGGCACACAGCCACCACACCAATGCCACACTCTTGTATCCACTTGCACGCGAGTGGGCGGAGCTAGTCCGCGAAGCTGCAAAAGAGAATGGTGACCCAACACCTGAAGAAGCTGCTGATGGCTTTGCTTCCGCGAGCGCCGAGTTCCAAGAAGCGATGCGGGACGCGATGGAAGACCTGAAGTCTTCAGTAGTTATCTCGACAAATGACGACTTAGCTGACCAAGAGACAAAGGAAGAGTGGAAGGAACAGGTCGAAGCAAATCAGAAAAGAGCTGACGAGAGCCAGCAAAACAAGGATGCAGCAAAAGAAATCTTCAGCAAAGGCTCGCACGGGGGTAAAAATTCTACGCGGTCACACCTGGAGACCTCTCGAGCTCCTCTTGCTGAAGAAAGACGAGCTGCTGTTGTTGTGGCAAAGATGTTGGAACAGGCGAAGTATCGCGACAGGTCACAGACTGATGTTGATTCCGCTACTCCTCCAGGCAGACTACGCACGCGGGCACTGGTTCAGCGCAATGCGATGAGGGCACGCGGGGTGTATCAAGAAGTCGAGCCTTGGAAGAAGACTGTTCGCAAGCAGACCGATAACCCAGACCTAACTGTTGGTGTGATGGTAGACATCTCTGGGTCAATGCACTACGCGATGAAGCCTATGGCGGTCACAGCGTATGTGTTGAGTGAGGCGGTGCGTAGAGTTCAGGGGCGGACAGCAATGGTTTACTACGGCAACTCAGTCTTCCCAACGCTGAAGCCAGGAGAACATCTCAGCGAGGTAAAAATTTATGGTGCCAATGATTCAACTGAAGAATTCGACCCAGCGTTCCGAGCTCTTGATGGCGCACTGAACTTGCTGAATGGCGCAGGCGCACGATTGTTGGTGGTTGTCTCCGATGGGCACTATCGCTCAGACCAGCGTAGCGAGGCGCGGGAGTGGATGAGGCGTTGCGAAGAAGCGGGTGTCGCGGTTTTGTGGATGCCCTTCGACAGCGGGAACACCATAAAGAGTTTGGTCAGGAACCAGCGCGGGGTAACTATCCTTGAGGGAGACCTAGACCCAGTTACTGCTGCTTCAGAGATTGGAAGAGCTGCTGCCACTGCGCTTACAAATGTAGGAAGGCGTAACAACGCCTAAGCCTTTTACAGAACTCTTGGTCAGGAGTATCGTCCTCCCAGTCGTGTCCAACCACCTAGACCAAGACACGGGATGCCTTCGCAGACAACTGCGGGGGCATTCCTGTTACCTAGTTGTTATAAATAACTTCACCCCTGCGTTTGACAAATGTCAGGAAGGTGTGCAATACTCTACTTACGCAACATCCAAGCAACAACAATGAAGGGGAACCAAATGAGAGTAATGCTAATCGAGTCAAAAGTTGACGAACTAATTGACGAACGCTACAAAGACACAATCATGGCTCATGCTGACAAGTTAGTTCACTGGGACACCTTGGAGATTTCGCAAGAGGACTACCAACGATACGAGGATTTACGAACAGAGTTATACGAACTGATAGAGACACTAAAAAGTAACTAATAATTACACAAGAACATAGGGTGCCCTCGCAGAAAACTGCGGGGGTTTTCCTTTTTCCGACACGCTAAAAATTAGTTTGCAAATGGACTTGCTATTTTTGCAGGAAGATGCAATACTATCTACACGAACGATGAAAGGGACAAAATGCAAGAGCGAGTTACTTGGGTTGATTACAGTTGGAAAGACTCAGAGATACCTGGAGACACAGAGGCACAAGTTGTCATTCTCAATGACAGCGACAAGTATGAGCAAATGGTAAATGACGACAGCTTTGATGAGCGTATCTGGTTCTACTTCCAAGACGAGGCAGAGTTTCAGCGTGCCTTTGATACAAGCAATGACGAGTTTGAGTTTGTAATTACCAGAGAGGAAAACTAATGAGCAAGGTTATTAGAGCAAGCATTGTTTTTAAATACTTGGTGGATGAGGATGAAGTCTTAAGTGAACTTACACCCGAAGAACAAATTGAGTATGTCAAAGAAAATGTCGTAGAAGACATAATGTCTATGGGTTTTGGGAATTCTGATTCCTTACTAGACGCAATTGAAATCAAAGTGCTAGAGGCATAGAAAACTAGTTAGAGAGGGTAAAAATGAACGCCGTAATAATCTGGATTCACTGCTACAACTGCGGAGACCAATTCTCCTGCAAGGAACGCGAATACACTAAGGGAAAGGTATGCGGACAATGTTAGACAACAACAAACAAGCACTAATCAAGAAGTATGCAATACGGGCTATTTTTATCGACACCGCCGAACTGGGCTTTGACTTCATAATGAAGAAGCTTGAAGAGGGCGAGATACCAGACGAGGCAATCGTCTTCACACCATACAAGAGCCTAGGAGCCACTGACCTAGCTGACATGGTTGAAGACCAAATGGACATCTTCGCCACCTTCGCTGAGCAACTCTCAGAGTTGGAAGATGAAGACCCTATTGTCTGGCAATCCACTGTTCGCCAGAGCATGGTTGAGGACTTGACCGAAGAACAATCAGGCGAACTAGTGAATGATTTAGATGATTCAGTAGAGCTTGCTTTCGAGAACATTGACAGGGGAGAGGAAGACTAATGGCTAGCCCAGATGCAGACAAGATGATTGAAGCTTGGCACAGGAAGACAGACGCGGAGAAGTTCGCAACCATTGGGGTAAAAAATCTAGACAACTGGATTGAGACCATCATAAGAAGTAGCGTTCCTCCGCAACCCGTGAAAGCGCAGGAAGTGATTGACAGGTTCTACAAAGACGAGAAGTTGTTGTGGTCTGTGTAGCGTTATCAATTCGTTACCTAATGGATTTGACAAGTGCAGGAAAGTTCTATAAAGTAATAACTAGTTGAAGAGTTCGACTCCCCAACTACCAGCGAGATAGCCTCTCTGGGTAAATGACATAAAGAAAGAGTGATTGTTATGGCAACCACCAAAGTAGTAACAAAGGTAGTTCAGCAAATCATCACCGAGCAGGTTTCGGTTGAGTTCGCAGGAGAAGCACGAGTGCTTCTAAACGACTACCTTGCAACCCGTAAGACAATAAACGACTTGGAGAAGACCAAGAAGTTGTTGGAGAAGCAAGTCAGAACCTTGATTGGCAAAGCAGAAGTGGTCACAGTTGATGGCGTAATACGCATTGAAGTGAGTAGCCGTAGCCGTAAAGGAACTGATGTCAAACTACTGGAAGAACTATTCCCAGAAGCGTTCGTAGCCACTCAGGCTACGACGGACTACACGGTGTTGATGCCGAAGTAGTCTCCCTTAGTCGAAGCCCTTCCCTTCCCCCCTTCGGGAAGGGTTTCGCATTTCTAGGGGAGGGGTAAAAAAGTTATTTGAATCTTACTTGCGGGAGCAGCAGGAAGGTCATAGAATTAAGCTACAACAGACAGAGAACTAGGAGAGGTAAAAATGGACACAGTAGACGATGTAACTTTGAACAGGACAGTGGTGTTTGTAGGCGACTACTTCACGCTGATGACAACAGTTCAGCTCGATGAAGTGCTACGGCAAGAAGCTGAGAAAGATGACGACTTCGCAATTAGGATTGCTGCCCTTTGGATGGGCGAGCATTACGGGTGGGATGTCCTCGAAGCTGCCAATGATGTTGGGATTGTAGACGAGTAACACCAGCAGAGAAGAAGAAGAAAGAGCTTCCTTAGGGGGGCTCTTTTCTTTTTCCCAAAGTGCGAGCGCCGAGGTAAAAATTTAGGTATCATTGAGACACCACACGCTGCATGATGTCTGTCTCGCTGTATGTGATGAGGGGTTGCTGCCTTCCCCGCACTTCCTCTCCTTCCTCGCCTTTGGGGAGAAGTGTGTCCCGATTATCACGGTTCGGCGCTCGCAGTACACTAATGGAATGTTAGAACCCGTAATTTTAGCCATTGACACTCACGCGAATGGCACAGCAGCTTCTTTTACAGCAAGCATCATTGATGACCCCAATGACGGGGAAACCAAACTTGTTGTGATGTTCGAGCAAGAAGGGCACATCGCGGTGTTTTCCCTAGACAGGCTTATTGAAGAAGAAGACATCTCCCGTAATAGTCATCTAAACAACGCAGACAAGCTTGAAGAAGTTTTGCGTTCCTTGATTGCTGCACGGGGCAAGTAAAACTTTTCTTCCTAGCACTTGACATCTTCCTGCACTTGTGGCATGATAGAGCTATCACAAGAGTGAGGAAAGATGAAATGATTAGAAAAATACATGAAGAACCACTGAGCTACGACCTTATCTCCGAAGAGGAGAAGGAGCAGCTCACTGTGCAAGATGAGCTTGCACGAATGGAAGCAGCAGACAGAGAAGAGCTGGACAAGCTAGAGCGCCCAGACAACTCATCTATGCTTGACGATTGGTACAGAGACCCCTTATGGTCTGAAGTTTTGCCTAACCTATGGCAAGGCGGTACAAGCGGGGACGACGAGATGCACTTTGGCAGAGCTAAAGAGAGCGCACGGATAACCCCCGAACAGTTCGACACAGTAATCACGATGTACGCAAGTGCGCAACCCGTTCAATGGCAAGTCAAAGAGTTTCGTTTTGGAGTTTATGACTCGAACATGGATGACTTCGACCCAACAGAACTATTCGACATTGTCCGAGCTGCACACAGAGAATGGGCTAAAGGTAAAAAAGTACTGATTCGCTGCCAGGCTGGATGGAATAGGTCTGGGCTAGTAATGGCACTGGTTATGCTACGGGCGGGGGGCAAGATGGAACACATCATTGCCCTTATCCGCGAGAAGCGAAGCAAGCACGCTCTATGTAACCAGCACTTCGTTGAGTTCTTGCTGAAGCAAGATGCACTAGATTGGCAAGGTGACGACTACGGACAAGCTCCAGCAATAGACATCAAGAACTAAACAACAGCGCATAAGCGCCCGCTATAAATAGAAAGAAGAAACTACATAATGAAAAGTATAGAAATCGCAGAAGAAGCCGCAAAGTTATACGAAGAGGGCTTAGCCCTTGAAGCAGTAGCTGAGCAACTGGGCGTTGCCTACAGAACAGCACGGAAGGCAATCTTTGCCCAAGGCGTTGTGCTGCGTGACCCCCACGCCCGACTAGTGGGGCGCACTCGCCCAGATAAGAAGATACAGCAATGAACCTATTGAACCTAAAAGCCCTAAAGAATGTCGTATGGACATCAGTGTTTTCTGTTGGTGCAGTAGTAGGAATTTTGGTATCCGCCATCCTAGGCAATGAGCTCTGGGTGTTGGCGTCAGGATTCATAGGAACTATTAGCGCGGTACTTTCAGCACGGGAGCAAAGGTAAAAATGCCTACAACAGCTCTCACGAACGGAAAGGTTACCTTGTGCGTATCAAAAAAGAGACAGTTGAAGTAGGGGTAGTAGCTCTGGTACTGAGCTTGATGGGCGTATCTGCTATTGCAAATGCAGACTTCAACAACTTGTCGGAGCAAGCACAACAAACCACGGCTTTTGAGAACAGCAAAGAAGAAGCCACAGCATCGAGAATCTTTAGAGCTGAAGTCCGAAGCGATTCGGCGCTCGCAGTTCCTGAGGTAAAAATTTCTCCTGCTGTGGAATCTCCGAAGCATTTCTACGAACACGAGATGATTGAAGTATTGCTGAGTGTTGGGTTTGAAGGACAAGCTCTGCGTACAGCTTGGGCGGTGGCAATGAAGGAGAGTACAGGAAATCCTTTAGCGCACAATGGCAACAGCAGTACGGGAGACAACAGCTACGGGCTATTCCAAATCAACATGACAGGAAAGCTTGGAGCTGCACGCATGGAGAAGTACGGGTTGTCTGAGTACGATGACTTGTTTGACCCCTATGTCAATGCACGAATTGCTTTCCAGATGAGTAGCGAAGGCACCAACTGGGGCGCATGGGGTATTGGAGCTAATGCTTATAATGGAAGCACCGAAGGTTCATTTCACAAATGGTACAAAGAGTACCCAAGAGGAGAGTAATGGCTATTAAATACAAAGCTAACGCGAAAGATGGCGATGGCGATGGCAAGGTCCAGGATGGCACTAAGTTCGAGCGTAAGGTAGGCGAGCAGCTAGATGGCTACAAAGCTGACGCGGTTGATGGCGATGGCGATGGACTAGTACAGGATGGCACGGACTTCGAGCGTGTAGACGAACCAGAAGTGGTCGTTGCATCAGCAGCAGTAGAAGAAGAACCAGAAGTGGTTGTTGAAGTTGTTGAGGAGAAGAAGGTTGCAGCTCCTACTCCTGCGCCAGCGGCACCGAAGGGCGACAAAGCAGACCCCAAGTCAGTGCCAACAGTACTAACTTCAAACATCACAGTGTCCCGCGGCAAGATTGTGTTTGAGAGTTTGTACGAACACAACTCACGGTCAGTTGGTGTACTTCAGATTCGTTTGTTGGAGCTGGGCTATGTGGCAGCTGGTTCAGATAACCGCGGTTATTTGAGCGATGGCACTCTTGCAGCTATCAAGGAATTTGCTGGAGACCACGGACTAGAAGCAAATAAGATTGACAACGAGCAGCTTATGAAAGCTATCTTTGCTGGTACTCCAGTAACAGTAGGCACCTAAGCTTCTAAATCAACGCCCAGTACTTCTCTTATTATAGAAAGAGTGCTGGGCGTTGCTGCGTCTGGCGGATATGCAAGAAAGAAAGGTGGCATCGTGCTAACAATAAAACAAAAAGTTGGAACAATACTTGGGCGAATGATTGCTGTGTTCTTGGCAACTGGTCTGAGCGTGGTGGCAGCGGGGACAATGGTGGGCGTTGAGCTTTGGCAATCGTTCTTGATGGCGGGCATCGGCGGCGTAGCTGTGGTGGTTGAAGGACTATCACGGGCGTATCTAAAGGATGGCAACTTATCACTTGATGAAATCAATGAAGTGTTTAGCAAGTCCAAGAAGTAGATTTGCAGCAGCAGCAACACCGTTTGTTTGAGGAACGAGAAAGCCCCCCAAGTATTTTTTACCTAGGGGGCTTCTTTATTTCTCTTGTGTTTTAGTTTGCTGGATAGAACCCGTGCTTTTCAAAGTGAGCTTTGCGCTCTGCGGCTACTAATTCCTGCTCTGCTTTCGCGGCTTTCTTGTCTGCGAAGTAGTCAAAGATTCTGTCCATCATACGGGGCCACAAAAGCGTACTTTTTTCCTTGCTGTTTATGAAGTTATTTATTCGCTTAGCGGTTCCTATGATTGCGCTATTTGGTAGTCCGTACATTTGGTTCCTCTCTTCTTAGGTACAGTATGGCAGACTTTCCTGCACTTTGTCAAGTCAATCCAAGAAAAACTTTTGGGCAAGAAAAAACCCTAGAGCGTTAGCCCTAGGGTTCAATCTTGGATTAGTAGCCGTAGAGCTTTTGGACACCCTTCGGGTAGTTCTCTCGAAGATACTCCTCGCCTTCGGCGGTGAAGTTGGTTTCTAAGTAAACACCGCACACGCACGTTTGCGGGCGGTCACCATCGCCAAGTGCGTAGCTTGGAGTGCAGAACGCTCCTGCTCCTAGCTCCTCAGAATTTTCGGTGTATGAATCGGCAGAAATTCCACTACTCCATTCAAGCGAACGTTCTTTGGCAAATTCCACCGCACAAGCTTCACAAGCCACTTCAACAAAATCGTGGTCCCAGACTTCATAAGCATTATAAAGCGAAGTCTGCGCGCTTTCAATCCGCTTTAGCTGCTCTGCGAAATAGCTGTATGCCAGAGACTTGGCATCATCGTATTCTGAGGAATAAGTCTCCTCAAAGTCCTCACCGTAGAGCTGCCCGAACACGCGGTACTCGCGCTCTCCTTCTTGACCGATGAATCTAAATCCAACTTGAACCCAGTTCTCTGGATTCATTTCTGCGGATTCAATTCCTGCCCAGTTTCTGATTACATTTTGCATTTTTTACCCCTTCGTCGTTGTGTAGTTACAGTATGGCAGACCTTCCTGCACTTTGTCAAGTCAATCTAACATTTCTTTGTCACAGTTAGGTAACGAAAAAACCCCCGCTCTCACGGGGGCTTCACGGTGTTTATTCGGGTGTCCCCTTAGAAGGCTATGTAGGTGTCGTGGAAGGCTACGAATAGGTTCCAAGCCCAACCGATTATGATGCGGTGCGTCTCGCTGACTACTAGCCACGCTCCCAAGGTGGCAAGTGTGACTACTGATAAGAACTGACGGGTTTCTGCTTTCATTATGAAACCTTCACGGGGAAGTTGCGGCAAAGCTGTAGTGTGGTTTTTTGGTCATTATGGCTAACTTGCCCATCCTTGTACAGCACTGAATAAACATAAACTGTTGGGCCGCCAATGTTCTTGCGAACAAAGTTTCTAATAATTCTAATTTGGCGGGTGCCTGCGGCGTTGACCAAAATGGTTCCGCTTTGTATTTCTACCATTTGATAGTTTGTGACCGCGGGGGTTGGCACTTTTTTGCTTGTCATTTTGTTTCCCTTCGTCGTTGTAAGTACAGTATGCGGTATCTTCCTGCACTTTGTCAAGTCATTTGAGAAAGTTTTTTGTCACAGTTAGGTAACGAAAAAACCCCCCGCTTTCACGGGGGGGCTTTTCTAAGTTTTGGCTCTAGAGTTGGCTCTTTCCTATGCTCACCATAATCGCGCCCGCTTCCATAAGAATCTCTACGGTGGCATCTACTTCTGAGTCTGGGACTTCACAGGTTTTAGTTGTGTAATCTGGGTACTGAGCTAGTAGTTTTGTCATTTTGTTTCCCCTTCGTTGGTGTTACTCGAATGTTTCTTTGTTGCTATGTACAGTATGCCGTATCTTCCTGCACTTTGTCAAGTACCAGAGCAAAGTTTTTTGTCACAGTTAGGTAACGAAAAAACCCCCCTATTCCTAGGGGGGTTTCACGGCGTTCGTGTGTGGCGTTAGCCTTTTAGCTCTAGTCTGGCAATAGCTCTTTCTTGAGACTTGATTGCCGCTTCAAGCCTGGCTACATTGTATTCAGAAAAGAACATAGCTGCTAGAGCTGTCTCGTTATTGCTCTTGTCCTGCTTTAGTGATGCAAGGCGGTTAGTGTCGTTGATGTTCATTTTGTTTCCCTTCGTTGGTGTTGCGTAAGTACAGTATGCGGTATCTTCCTGCACTTTGTCAAGTCAATCCAAGAAAAACTTTTGGGCAAGAAAAAACCCTAGAGCGTTAGCCCTAGGGGTTCGGTGTAGCTAGTCACCACTTAAGTGAATCCGAATCACTACGCGACGCTAGCAGCTCTCCCAAGTCTCCATGAAAGTCTGCATCGTAAGCGAAAATGTTCCATCTAGAACCGCAGCATTCGCAGAAATCCATAAAGTCTACGCCTAGCGCACGCGCTTGTGCATAAGCGTCATTTTCGGTTGCTGCGGTTAGCGCAGCAATTCGTGGCATCCCTTCAAGAAATACCCCACTAGTGTTGCTCTGGTCAAGAATAAATGTTGTCATTTTGTTTCCCTTCGTTGGTGTTGCGTAAGTACAGTATGCGGTATCTTCCTGCACTTTGTCAAGTCATTTGAGAAAGTTTTTTGTCACAGTTAGGTAACGAAAAACCCCGCCATTTCTGACGGGGTTATCGGCACGGTGATTAGCCCAACATTTTCATAATCTTAGAAACGGCGCTCGCGGTAAGTGGCAAAGTTTCGCCTTCTTCATCAGTGCCGCCCGTTATTGCGATGTTGCCCACTATGTAATCAGTGTCTGCGCCATAGGTTGCATCCCACAATACTTGACCGATTTTATTATGCGGTAACCCTTCTAGCTTCCCTTCTTCGTGAAGCCAAAGCGTAAGTTCTTCGCTTAGCGCTACGGCTTGTAGATAGCCCCCAACAGCTTGTACCAAGCTGTCATAGGTCACTAGTTCCATAGAGTTGATTTCGTTTGCCGTTGTTACTTGTAATCCTGCGGTTGTCATTTTGTCCTTCCCCCTTGCGGGTGCGGTGAGCTTTTTCGTTCGTGAAATTTATAGTAGTGCATCTTCCTGCTGTTCGCCAAATTTATTTTGTAGGGGGGTGCCTATCGAGAACTAAGAACACCAACGCCATAGATAGCTATGCGTGTCATCTAACTTAGTGAAGGGGGCTATCAAATTCCCAGAACCTAGACGCTATAGCTTTATAAAAAGGCATAGACACTTATCTAGGAATTCCTAGGCTTAGCCCCTAGAGCAAGCTCTCAAACATTACCTAGGTGGTTTATAAGCTTTGTCAGAGCTTGGGATTCCTAGCTCGATGTATCAAGCACTAATAGTTTGTAGATTCAAACAAGTATTAGTCCTAGATAGCAAAACTATTTCTTTGTGAGACACCTAGCTCTAGCCCAAACACTTTATAAAAAATAGTTTATAAATAAATGTTTCTTTGCTTGCTAAAAATAAACCCCCCCGCTAGGCGCTACAGCAGCGGAAACAGCGGATAGCAACAAAGGCTTTTTGATGCTCTGGATTTCTGCGACAGGAAGCGCCCGTGCTTGCGGAAAAAATCAGGAAACGTTTCAAAAAATCTTGAAATATAACGACAGCCCACTCGCAGCTAAAATTCAAAAAAAGATAAGGTTCATTCTTTCGACTCTGCCGTTCAACATTCTTCGGACTCTCGCCCCTGTACGCTTTCTCAAAACCCTGTACCATAGAACAATGAGCCCAAAGACATTGCTTCCTCAGGACGAAGTGAACTTCATCAGTTCCCTTTCCCGCCCTGAGGCTGAGGCGCGTCTTAAAGCTCTCTGGGATGCTGGCTGGTCTCTTTCCATTCTTGGGGAGTCGCTCGAGCCCAAGCGCCCCAAGACTACGATTCATTTCTGGGTAAAAAGAGCAGAAGCAGTAAAACAGTTCCGCGAGATACCCACTCCCCCACCCCGCAGCCTTACCACTGCGACTCCCACTAAAAAAGCTCCCCGACTGCGCTCAGTTTCCCCCAACGTTCCGCCAGACATGAAACCGCGCCTAAAGGAGCTAGCTAAGCTTGCAAAGCGTTATCGCGCTCGCACGACTTCAGACTCTCCCTTTGCTAAAGCCAACCGAGACTTGACCGCAATGGCCGTGGCCCTCAGAAGCATGGGCGTCCCCACAGCAAAGATTGCTACAGCCGCTGGGGTTTCATACCGCGCTATGGCCAGAAGACTGAGCAAGTGAGAACTTACACTACCCAGAGCGGCACCTACACAGAAGCTGAGCTAGCTGTTGTTATTTGGATGAACCCTAAAACTAAGACTTCAGCCCAGTCTCGCTTTCTTGAGACCATGACCGCTGAAAATTCACGTTTTCCCATGGCCTTTCCGCTCAAGACGCTTATAAAGAACCGCGACTGGCAGAATGCCACTCTTATTCGCACCAGAGACGAAGTATTCGAGTTCATCCGCTCTAGCGAACGCACCCGACCGCTGATAGTTCCGCTTCCTATTGCCAAAGAGGCTTTAGGTTGGGAGGACTTCTATATCCCATCGGAGTACACCAAGTAATGGCAATAGTAAAAACAATGGACGTTTTCCCAGCAATCATCAGGTTGGCTCCTCCAGGCTCTCTTTCCGACATAACTGAGCTAAACATCATTGGTGACGTTCCACAGGGGACCAGAAGAGTTGATACCGCCAGAGCTGTGGTTATTCAGGACACGCTAATCATCGGCGTTGATTCTCCAGAGGGCACTCAAATTGTTTTCAAGGAGAAAATCACGCAATTAGAGAAGCTGGACAAGATTCACTACATTTTGACCGAGTCAGGTAAGATAGTGGCTGTTGCTAAGGATAACAACTGCGGCTGCGGTACTCGCCTTCGCGGTTGGAACCCGTACGGCGCTTTCATAGCCTCCAGTCAGGACCCCGAATGACACTGTTTGAGTTTGTAATCATCGGACTAGCAGTATTCCGACTCAGTAGGCTCATCACAACCGACGTTATCTTCGAGCCCCTGAGAAATCGCTTCTGGAAAAAACACCCACCGCAGAGCAGCAAGCTTGGCTATTTAATAACTTGTGACTGGTGCACCTCTATTTGGGTCGCATCACTAGTTGTACCATCCGTTATCATTATCCCAGTACTTGTTTACGTCTACGCCGTTTTTGCGGCGTCGGCAATAGCAGGCCTGTTGACCGCGTACGAGCAAAAATAACTTGTATTCCGCAACTAATTGACGAGGAGACCGCCCGATGGGTGTATTTAAAAGAGAAGAGCCAGCACAGGAGCCAGTAGCTCCAAAAGCTAGCGCTAAAAAATCTAGCAAAGGCAAGCCTTTCGGGAGCTCAAGACTTCCACAGCCAGCTGGTGCATCTTTCTTCTTCAACGCCCCAACTCCCGTTCCTTTCAACTCCCCCCGCGCCCTTACGGCGGCTGCTGCTCAAGTAAAAATGAACGACAAGGCCGAGTTCGAGCAGTTTAAAGCGCGCCGCTCCGCTTCATCCTCCGCTTGGCAGTCAGAAGCTTGGGAGTACTACGACGCAATTGGCGAAATCAAATACGCCTTTAACTTAGTTGCATCCGTTGTCTCACGTATCCGCATCTTTGCGGCTGCAATTGACGACCCAAGCCAGTCTCCTGTTGCAGCGAGCGAGTCCACCTCAATTGACCAGAGCCTTGCCTCAGCCGCAGAACGCGCACTTTCCCGCCTCAACTCCGCCTATGGTGGACAGCCAGGTCTTTTGAAAGATGCTGCACTCAATCTTTCAGTTACTGGCGAATGCTACCTAGTTCAGATGCCAGCCCGTAGAGGAACTGGAGAGCCCGAGTCTTGGGACATCCGTTCCGTTGATGAAGTTGTAGCTGACGGTAGCGGAAACCTAAACGTTATTGGACGCCGCGAACAAGGCGCAGGGCAGGGTGGCGGAAAGAACTCAGGAGTTGTTAACTTAGGCAAGAATGCTTTCGTTGGCCGTATCTGGCGCTCACACCCTCGCTACTCAGACGAGTCCGACTCGAGCCTGCGCGGTCTATTGGACATGTGTGCCGAGCTACTTTTGCTCAACCGTACTTTCCGTGCAACCGCTCGCTCACGCCTAAACGCTGGCGCTCTTTACTTGCCAGACGGTCTTTCTGTAGCTGCACAGGGCGACCCTGCAAACTACCCTTACGATTCTGAAGATGGAATTGGCGCTGGCTTCACAGCTGAGGAAGCAGAAGACGAGTTTGAAGAGCAGTTGATGGACGCGATGACCACGCCGATTCGTGACGAAGAGTCCGCATCTGCAGTTGTGCCCCTGATTATCCGTGGACCCGCTGAGCTTGGCGATGCTATCAAGCAGTTCAAGTTTGAGCGTTCGTTCGACCCAGCACTAGCTGAGCGCTCTGACCGTGTACTAGAGCGTATCTTGCAGGGCCTAGATGTTCCTAAGGACGTTGTAACGGGACTTGCCAACGTTAAGTACTCCAATGCGCTCCAGATTGACGAAGCTCTTTATAAAGCCCACATCGAGCCTTTGATGCTCCTTATTGTTGACGCCTTAACAGTTGTTTACTTGCGTCCGTACCTAATTGCCAACGGATACTCAGCAACAGAAGTTGCTCGCATCACCGTTTGGTATGACCCTTCAGCCGTTTCCACACGTAACGACAGGGCAACTGATGCTGACGCAGGCTTTGACCGCGGAGCAGTTTCCTACGACACATGGAGACGTGCGCACGGTTTCTCGGACCAAGATGCCCCTACTCCTACCGAGCTTGCAATACGCATGCTTCAGGAAAAGGGCTCGCTAACTCCAGAACTCACCGAAGCGATGCTTGGCGCTATTTCCCCAGAGATTATGAATGCAGTTCGTGCAGCACAGCAAGGCCAGTCCGTTGCTCCGTTGCCAACTGAAGTTGAAGAGGTTTTGAAAAGAGCAGCCGCGGGCGAGCCTGCCCCTGAAGAAGAAGCTAACTAATTATGGAAAAAAGGGACGAGCTAGCTAAGGGGCAGGGCAACGTTCCTATGCCTCAACCAACTTCGTCAATTACCGTTTCTGATAAGAACAGCCTTATCCGTACTCTGTCCACTCTAGAGAATGAA